TATGGTACAGACTTGAGTTAGCATTAGCTAGAGATAAAGGAAAGATCGTTACCATGGATATAACACAGATCCCTAAGTCAATGAATATTGATCCTGCTAAGTGGCTGCACTACATATCATCTCTTGGAATAAATTTTGTTAATCCGTATGAAGAAGGATGGAATATACCAGGCAGAGAAGGTGGTAAACCTAGTCAGTTCAATCAGATGACTGCTAATGATATGTCTATGGCTAATACTATTGGCCAGTATATAGAGATAATGGATAAGCTAGAGAACATGATATCTGAACCATCTGGTGTATCTGCTCAAAGACAAGGATCTATTTCGTCTAATGAATTAGTTGGAAATGTAGAGAGATCTGTTCAACAGTCTTCGTACATTACTGAATATATTTTCTGGGCACACAACCAGGTAAAGAAGAATGTTCTAAGAGCATTAGTTAATACAGCCAAGGAGGCCTGGAGAGATTCAAATAAAACTCATTTGCAATATATCTTAAATGATGCATCTAGGGCGTTTATAACATTATCAGATGATTTCTTTTACGAAGATTTTGATATATTCATCTCTGACTCTACTAAGGACTCGCAAGATCTACAGATGATTAAATCTCTTTACCAGCCTGCAATGCAGAATGGAGCATCTATACTTGACATAGCAGAGATTATAACACTTGATAATATAAGTGAAATAAAGACTAAGCTAAAACAGATAGAAAAACGCAGAACTGAAATGGAGCAACAGGCAGCCGATGCAGAAAATCAACGTCAAGCACAGCTTATTGAATTGCAGAATCAAGCTAAATCTGAAGAGATGGCTATTAGACAAGCAGAGCTTGAACTTGAGAAATATAAGATTGATGCTGACAACAATGCTAAGATAACTGTAGCAGAAATAGGTGCGTATAAATATCAGGAAAATATAGATCAGGATGGAGATGGAATGCCAGATCCAATTGAGATAGCAAATACTAGACCCACAAGCAGATAGAGATTATGTAGGATTACTACCTGTCGGATCAGTTGTTGGCCAGTGGACTATATTATCTGTTTTTAAAAAACAAGAGAGATATTACGCTAACTGTCAATGCAGTTGTGGAAAAATAAAAGATGTTTATTGTGCTAGTTTGACTAGTGGCAAGTCAACGAATTGCGGGCACGTTTTGCAGTCACTCATGACGACAAAGGACTACCAAATTCACGCCCACGACAAACAGAATAAACGAAAAGAACCTAATATAAACAACAAATTAAGAGAGCGATATATTGGTTTGGATAAACGAGGACGGTATTATGTAAGCGTAACCCGTCACGGTCTCATTGTCAGACAATACTTTTACAATCTAGATAAGGCAATAAGTTTTAGAGACAAACTCTTGGAAGATATTGACAAAAACGATGGAAAGATCCCTCAGCATTACCCAACAAAAACGAGGAAATGAGACCCTAAACACAAATAGGGTCTTTTTTATGTCCGCAAAAACGGCGATTTTACAAAATATCCGTCAAAAAGGAAACAAAAAAAGCCCAGCATAAGCTGGACTAAAATCTATTTTATTGTTCCCCAAACTTCTGTGGTCTGTCCATTTTTGCGAACCTTAATCGGCATCCATCTGCGAATACCAGTACTTGCTGAAATCCAACTTATCCAAACAAACCCGTTGACATCAATTCGCACACGGTCATACTTGACTGACTCACCGACATAGTACATTCCTTGCGTACGTCCGTTTAAGTTAGGTTCGTTTCGGAAATAGATATTTTCCGTAGCTGTAAATGTGCCGTATTCTGTATATTCCTTAACCGATGCTGTCGGAGTTGGTTTCGGAGTTGCAACTGGTTTTGGTGTTGGTGTCTGTTTACCTTGCAATTGAAGCAGATAAGCCTGTACTTTGCCCTTAAAGCCTTCCCAATTGCCGTTGTCCAAAATACGATGTGGGCAATACTTACCAGACCAGTCTTGATGCTTACGAATGCGGTCAATCCCCCAACCATATTGATGCAAGATGATAGCTGCCAACTTAGCCCCGTTATCTTCAGACTTAGCGTATTTTGGATTGCCTTTGGTCAAGCTATGACAAATCTCAATACCAATAGACTTCCGATTGCCAGTGCCATTTGCACCGTCACCAGAGTGCCACCCGTTGCGGTTGTGTTCGATACCTTGGATAGCCTGCACATCATCCACAGCCCAATGGTAAGACACTTCGTTCCAATTACCAATCATGTAACTGATCTCAGCAAGTGCAGAAGCATTGTTGGCTGTGTTGTGGATGGTTACGTATTGAGGAGTCATAGCATATGGACACTTAATACCATACTTTGCAACAGGTACAAGCATTTTAATCATTTTAAGGTCTAAATTACTCATCTACATCAACCCCTTTTCCTTCGTCTTCGGGAAACGTATGACGGGCAATGTTGTCCTCATACTTTGTTTCGTCAAACTCAATTACTTCGTCAAATTCAAACATGTTATTCTCCCTTCGGTTCGTAATAGGCAAGTGCTTGTGAACTGTCTGTTATTCCTGCTGTTGTCGGGTCATTGATGATACCAACGACCGTCAAAATCGCCATGACAGTACCAAAAATGGATTCCCAGTTATCGGGAACCCAATTCAGGCCTAATTGCTGTGTCAAAAGTACCAGTAATGGTACTAGTGTCAACCAAAATGTTTTATTGCGTAGGCGTACACGCCAATTTATTTTATTCATCTAATTCTCCTTCATAATGACTCGTTTTAGGTCTCTAATGTCATCAGCCATATTCTTTACTTGTTCAGCCAAAACCAAAATTGCCTTGTTTTGCTCGTCATGACTATTCAAACGATGATTGGCACTCTCTTTAAATTCTTTTAAATTTTCAATGTCTTTTTCAAGCACTGTAACACGATTTTCCTGTCTGGTCATTTTAGCAGACAATGTTGACCACATGCCGAGAACGCTCGAAAAAAAGGCAATGAATGTATATATATGCTCGGGTTTAAATTGCATACCTACGCCTCCGCAGTTTGTCTTGTTTTATTGATTTTTAACATATTTTTCTCCTGTTTTAAATTTAAAAGGGCAACCGAGGCCACCCTTTTAAAGCAATTTTTACGGCAAAATGATTTTAGTAAAAATGTTCATTATTTTCCTTGATTGTGGTGGTATAGCATTGCTAGTAAGTAGTTCGTCAGCAAATCAACTCCAGTCTCGACAACTTCACTTGTATACATAACCCCTCTAAAATCATAAGATATTTCCAATATTGCAGAATTTTCGATTCCTGCAGTATAAATTGCCTCGTTAAAAGTACAAGGGATCATATCATTAGTAATCCAACCTTGTGACAAAGTTCTCGGCTGGTTGTATTTCCTGTGCCAAATGTCCGTAAGCCTTCTGATCAAACTACTATAGATTTTCTGTAGTTTAACATTCGGAGTATTAAAATACGATGTTGTTTCCCCACCGGTTCCTTGTCCAGTATTGTGATAGTCAATATAAGCTAACACTTCGTTATTTGCTAAAAGCCAATCTCTAAGTATCTTGGATTCTAATTCTGAATAAGGTGCAGTCCCTTTAACTTCGCTTGTGGTTTTATCCCAACGGAAAGAAAAGTTTCTATTAATATCGACTCCGTGTCGATTAAGTCTGGTGCTATCGTTATATCCGCCCGGATTTAATATTGGTATCACTTTAAAGGTGACATTGCTCTTGATACTAGCCAAACTATCGTCATTATGATAATTGTTTAGTAATTGTTTGAAGAATTGGAGCGTACTCCAGACAGAAGATTTTTCGTCCCCATGTGTTCCACTTTGTAAAAGTATGGTTGGAGATTCATTTAGTGCTAACCCCAGACTTTTTGTTTTTGGATTGTTTATGACATATTCATAAATAGGCAAGGAATTATCAGCAACCCCCATCGAATCACTACCGTATCCTAATAAATTTTTGCTGAAGATATCTGAGTTAGCATTAAGCAATTCGTCAAATTCGGCATAAACATCATTTATTGTACTTGTACCCAATGTCAAACTTACATTTTCGCACGGGTCACTGTTGTAAAACTTATCGAAATTCCCGAATAAATATGGTCGCATTACATCAGACATGTCAATTAGACATTTGTTATTAAAAGCTGATGGATCGGTAATATCTCTTAAATCCGTGTACCTTGATACTAATTTAATGTAGCAATCTGCGTCTATAACATGTTCAAAGTTATAGTTGCTATATCCAAGGTATGCCTTGTCTAGCAGAGAATATTTACCAACAATTACTCCATCCATCCCTAAATTTCTTGGGAATGTGATTCTTGTTCCTTTCCTGACTTTAATAAATTCAGTTTTCACTCGTTTTATATTAAAAGTATCTAACCCGTTATTAATATTTATTGTATGCGTACCCCAATTATTAACAAAGTATTTTTTGGTTGTAATCGCTTGGGCGACATTATCCGCTAGGTCGCTGACGTCAACCCTTTGATTTTCAATATATCTTTTTTCTACAACTCTGTAAGGGATGAATCCTCCTGCTATGTTTGATTCCGTTACATTTAATCTAGGCGTCTCGTTTGAAGTTGATGTAGTGATTACTAAAAACCTACTATCTGCATCAGGTATTACTTCTATAAATTTTTTTGTATTCAAGACATTCACCATTTTTGTCATTGTATCGCCAGCAACTAGCCTGGAG